TACGGCAACTGTGGAGTTCAAGGGCCAAAAGCTGCACGCCCTCGAGAGGGAGGCGGAGTTGGACTTCACGGTGAAATTCGTCGTAAGGGAAGTCAGCGCTAGTGGCTAACAGTTGCAGCAACTGCTTCTATGTAGTTACCGATCCTATAGGTGTCATGCACTGTCATAGACAAGCGCCTGAAGCTACTGATGTGTGGCCTGTAGTGCTGGCTAGTGATTGGTGTGGGGATGGCTACGATAACGTTGCCGGCAAACCCATGATGCCAACGTCAGTTCAAGCCAGTGGTAGTGCACAGCCGGTCTGGATCGCGCCGAACCCGAATCCTGGAGGTACGCTCACGCATCTTACTGGCTCGGCCGGCGGCTCGAGCACGCTTGTTCGTACCGGTGCCGGCTGGATCACGGGCATCTCGGTAAATGCGGTCGCCACTGGCAGCGCCACCATGACTTGCTATGACGGCCTCAACGCGACCGGCACGGTTATTGCGGTGATTGATGTCTCCAGAAGCAATCCCAGTCCGCAAACAGCTGCCCCTTGGGGGTTCCAGACTGGGTTCTTTGTCGTGCTATCCAACGGTACTACCGGCGCTGACGTGACCATCGTGAGCCATAGCGTGTAGGAGCGAGCATGACCTCCTCAACTGATATCGCCAACAGAGCCCTCCAACTCGTTGGTACTCGATCAACGATAACCTCGTTGACTGATGGCTCGAACGAGGCTAGTAACGCTAATCTGTGCTATCAGGCGATCATGGATTGGTGTCACTCTATGGCGAACTGGAACTTCGCAAGGAGACAGTTCGCCCTAGCTTCTCCCATCAAAACTGTCGCGCCGACCGCGCCATGGACTACATCATCGCCACCGCCACCCTGGCTTTACGAGTACTCGTTACCAACAGACTTTATCAAGGCGATCTATGTGGGGAATAGTGCTGTTAATCAGGCTGGAACAGCCTTCGCTGGCGAACCACAGAGGTTTGTCCTGGTCAGCGATGGTGTGACGCCTGTAGAGTGTTTACTAACTAATCAGGGTCCCACTGGCGGGACGCTGGTGTATACCGCTCGGATTGCTGATCCGACGCAATGGCCCCCTTACTTTGAACGGTTTGCAGTCACTTCGCTCGCGCGCGCGCTGGTCATGGCGCTGAGCGGACACTTCCAGTTGCAGATGTTACTCGAACAGCATGTACAGGATACGTTCACTGCGGCTGAGTATGCTAATAGGACTGAGAGCTTGATCCTTGGCGATCCGACGCCTGAGTGGATTCAGGCATTGGGTATTCCATATCCTTATCGTCGTTACGATGCGATGACCTCGCCATTCGACAGGGTGGCTGGGGCGAAGATGCAGGGACAACAGAATGGCGACAATCGTAGATCTCGTTAATAGAGCGCTGATTGAAACAGGGTTTCAGAAGCAGATCAGTTCGCTGGCACAAGACTCGCCAGAAGCGCAGGTGGCGAGTACGATCTATGCGAACCTTCGAGACGAGTTACTGAGGATCGCGCCTTGGAACTGTGCCACCAACACAGCGCCGCTACCGCTGATAACAGCGTCGCCAGGAACACCAGAGAACCAATCCCCCGGTACGAATACCTGGCAGAAGGGTCAGCCCTCACCACCCTGGACCTACGAGTACCAATATCCAGTCGACTGTCTGCGGCCGCTATACGTAGTGCCACAGTTCCAGACTGGGTTCATGTCAGGGATACCGATAACAACGGCGGTCACTGGTGGAATGGCAGCGTTCTGGAATGGACCTCCTGTAAGGTTTAAGGTAGGAATAGATCAGTTCTTTCCAGTAACTGCGGCGGTTATCATGACAGGAGGTACAGGACATGTGGTCGGAGATCTTATCACGCTTGCGATTGGGCCTATTACGAGTCCGCCTATTGGTGCTCCTGCTGTCCTACAAGTTACTGGTGCGCCTGGTGGGGTCATTACGACAGTCGCTGTTGTCAATCAGATCCAGGGCGAGTCCACACCGCTTGGTGGAAGTTACTTTGCTGTTCAACCCAATCCTGTCGCTCAAGGATCAACAACAGGCACAGGAACGGGTGCCACTTTCAACTTGACCTTCGGAGCGAAGGGCGATCAAAGAGTCATACTCGCTAACCAAGAATCTGCAATAATGTGCTACATTCGTCAGGTCCTTGACTGGAATGTGATGGACCCGATGTTCTTGGATGCTTACATGCTTCTGTTGTCGAGTAGAATAGTGATGGCTCTGCGAGGCGACGCGGGCCTCGCTAATAGTCAATTGCAGAAAGCTAACTCGATTGTGATAGAAGCTCGTAAGGCTGATGGGAATGAGGGCTTAACGATTAACAACGTGACCCCTGATTGGATTAGAATCAGGGGTATTGACTATCCGACTGACCTGGGATGGACACCTAACATCCAGTTCGATTGGGGTGATACCCTTACGTTATACTGATGTCAGATAATGTTATACAGCATTCATTCGCAGCCGGTGAACTCTCGCCAAGCCTGCTCGCGCGCACAGACCTGCCAAAGTATAAGTCAGGCGCAGCGACGATGCGGAACTTCTTCGTGGACCAACGAAGTGGTGCGAGCACAAGGTCTGGCCTAGCATTCTGCAATCAAACAAAGCTCACTGGTAATACTCGTTTAATCCCCTTCCAGTTTTCTGCTGAGATTGGTTACATAGTGGAGTTTGGCGACCACTATTGCAGATTCTTCATTAACGGCGGGGCTGTTCTGGAGAGTACATTTGCTGTATCTGGAATCACTAATGCCAATCCAGCTGTCGCAACCATCACTGGCAACAACTATTCAGCAGGCCAATGGATATTTATCACTGGCGTCATTGGAATGCCCCAAATCAATAACAGATACTTTATTGTTACAACGGCAGTTGGCGCCAGCGTAACCCTACAAACCACACAGGGAGTACCAGTTAATAGTACTGGTTATGGAACCTATGTAAGTGGTGGCACGGCTGGCAGGGTTTACGAGATTACCTCGCCCTATAACGCTACCGACCTTCCACTGTTAAAGTTCGCACAGCTTGCCAATCAGATGGCCTTAACTCATCAGAACTATATTCCATACGTTCTAACAGCATATGCCTCTAATAATTGGGCTTTACAGGGCATTCCTTTTGGCACTACAATAGCGTTTCCAACTGGAGTGACTGCGGTACCATCAGCGGCTGGCACTGCTAATTACTCTTATGTGGTGACTGCGGTTGATGTCAATGGACAGGAAAGTGGACCAAGCTTTGGGGCTGCGGCCATTAACGCAGTTAATATACAGACGACAGCTGGATCAATCACCATTACTTGGAACGCTGTTGTTGGCGCTGTCACATACAATATATACAAGGCCGAAATTGCGATAGCTGCCGCTGTTCCAGCCGGCTCTGCCTATGGCTTCATTCAGAGCTGCTTTGATATAAATAACTCCACTGGAACTGGATCACAGTCTTTTATAGATTCCAATATTGTACCTGACTTTACTTTAACTCCTCCCTTAGTCGCCACTCCACCTATTCCTGGAACGTCAGGCGTCGCAAGCTATTTAGTGACTGTGAGTGGAACCTATACGACAGACCCAAGCGTAACCGTTGCTGGCCCTCCATCTGGAGTGATGGCAACGGCGCAGGCGTCACTTGGCGTCACGGTAGCAACCATTAACTCACATCATACTGGTGGCATAGGCGACGTTATAACCAGAGGCAACTTCGATCCAGCTGGATACTTTCTTACTTTCAATAATGGTGTGTCTATACAGATTGTTACAGATCACTTCATTACTACAGATGGTGCTGGAAACTACGGCTGGAATGTTGATACGTGGGCTATCCAGAATCCTGGATCGATATCACCAGCTGGTAACACCACTCCAGGGAATCCTGTGGTTCCGGTTAGCTGCTCTTCGCCAAACTGGCTCGCTGGCGGATTTGGCGTAGGGTTCAACTGGAATCTTACTTGGGGCGTTACATCTGTTATCAGTGCAACCAGTGGCACTGGATATGTATCACCCCCTTCAGTGGCCTTCTCGCCTGGCGGTGCTGTCGCAACAGCAGTTCTCGGACCTCCAACTGGTACGAGTGGCAGCACTGGCAGGAATCCACTCAATAATGGCAATCCTGGATGCGTGACATTCTTTCAGCAACGCTTGTACTTCGCAGGATCAATCGGTGCACCTACCACGTTCTGGGCTTCACAACCAGGTCTCTACACTAACTTTAATATCTCTGATCCACTCATAGATAGCGATGCGATACAGGGGACACTGGTCAGTACGCAGTTCAATACAATCAAGTCAATGCTGCCAATGCCGGGAGGGCTTCTCTTATTAACGGCTGCCGGTGCTTGGCAGTTGTCAAGCGGCGCTGGTGGGTTGGCCTCGACTGCTGCTGTAACGCCGAGTAATGCTACAGCTACGCCACAAGCGTACAATGGTGCAAGCGATATCCCACCGATTATCATCAACTATGACATATTGTATGTACAGTCTAAGGGATCGATCGTCCGTGATCTTGCATATAATATCTACGCCAACATTTATACGGGTTCTGATGTTTCAGTTTTATCAAATCATCTGTTCTTCGGTCATTTGATTAGGGAGTGGGCCTGGGCTGAAGAGCCTTTTAGGGTTGTATGGGCTGTTCAAGATGATGGTAATCTCCTTTCATTAACTTATGTAAAAGACCAGGAGATGCTTGGATGGGCTCGCCATGATACAAATGGGTTCTTTATATCAACAGCGTCTGTTCGTGAGGGCATTAATGATGTAGCCTATTTCATTGTTGCGCGAGCCCTTCCTAATGGTATTTATCAATCAGTCGAACGAATGGTACCGAGATATCTGACTTACAATGCAGAGGATGCCTTTTGTGTTGATTGTGGCTTCACTTCAACTGGAGGATTTATACCTCCGAATGCTACCTTATATGCCCTCTCCACATCAGGACCCGTCACATTCCAAACAAACCCTGGAATATTCGTCCCAGGGCATGTTGGTTATATCATAAGAATGAACGGCGGTATAGCTATCCTCACTGGCTATATCTCGGCGTTTCAGATGACAGGCACATGGGTACAGAGTCCTTCCGTCACAACAGCCGCTTCAGTTCAAGTAGCGGCTCCATTACAGTGGAGTCTAGCATTCCCGGCTACTACTTTCTATGGACTCGACTACCTGAATGGAATGACCGTATCGATCCTTGCCGACGGACAGGTTGTACCACAGCAAGTAGTGACTGGTGGGAAGGTAACGCTTCCTTTCGCGGCGACCAAAGTCACAGTTGGCCTTCCATTCCAGGCTCAACTCCAAACCATGTATCTGGATGCTGGAGAGCCCACTATACAGGGGAAGCGTAAGATTATCCCGCGCGTGACTATTCGCGCACGGGAGTCGAGAGGCATAAAGATGGGCCGGACTTTTAGTACCGTCATTCCAGTTAAGCAGTTCAACCCAACGCCCTCCGGTAGCCCAATCACTACAGTTCCTCCATCACCCCTTATAAGCCAGGATGAATACTTTGTGATGGACCCGCTGTGGGAAACCAATGGGCAGATGTGCTTACAAGTAGATGACCCACTGCCAGCATCCATCCTTGGTGTGATACCAGAGGTTGTGATCGGCGATACTCCATCGAGGACTGAACAGTAATGGAAGTGGAGATCAGACCAGCGAACCATATGGACCTACTGGGGTTGATTAGTAGGACTGAGTTCGCGTCGATTGCTGGCGCAGAGGAGTCACTACGCCATCATATGTTGCTGAGTGAGGACGCCTGGATAGGGAAGATCGATGGGGAACTGATGATCGCATGGGGAGTGATACCACCGTGTATGCTGTCGAGTTCGGCGTATGTGTGGGTACTGGTGGCGGATGCGCTTAAGCGACCTGAGTATAAGTTCATCTTCGCGCGCTATTCCCAACGGATCAAAGACATCCTGTTGCAGAAGTACGATTCGCTATTTGGATACTGCTATCCGTATCAGCAAGACTCGCTTAGGTGGATCAAGTTCCTGGGCGCGGAGTTCAGGGAGCTGGACGAACGAAATAGGATACCCTTCAAGATAAGGAGGAAATGATGCCGTTTATTCCAGAGGCGGCGATGCTGCCGATTATGATAGGAACTACAATCGCGTCGGGCGCAGTGAGTGCTGCAGGCGCGATGGAGCAAGCCAGCGCCACACAGAACCAGATGAACTATCAATCAGCTGTAGCGCAGCAAAATAGGAACTACGACATCCAGCAATCTAATAGAGAGCTTCAGCTCGGGGTTCAAAAGGTTCAGCAGGAGGGAATGAAAACTCGAGCGGAGCTAGGTGATATCATAGCGACGGAGGGCGCCGCTGGCCTGGACGTTAACTCCGGCTCGGACTTTCTGGTGCAGGACTCAGCAAGAAAGTTAGGTCAGTTTAATGAGAGGATCGCGTATAACGATGCTCAAGCAAGATCCACGGATTACCTGGTGAAAGGCTTCTCAGACGAAGCCTCATCCAATCTGTATGCCTTCGGCGCGAAGCAGGCTCCGATCGCGGGGGCCTTCCAAGCAGGGGGATCACTATTGAGCAGCGCTTCTACGGCTGCTGTTGACTACGCTAGGTTTGGACCTCAACCCGCGAAGGTGCCCGCGAAGGTGTAAGCCATGCCACGAGTCCCATACACTCCATATCCCACCACTGGCAGCGCGCAGATCGCCGCGCCTCGGATCGATATACCTCCAGCTGGATCGCCCGCAGTCTTTGGGGCCATGATAGGGGCTGGCGAGGAGAGGCTCGGGCAGGGCCTTGGGGCCGTTGGGGAAGCCGCTGCGAATATCCAGAACCTGAAGGACGAGACGACAGTCAATCAGTCTGTGACCCAGAACTTCAAAGATATCGATATGGAGAACGGGAGGTTTCAGCAACTGCCGGGGGATCAGCAGCAAGCTGGATTGGATGCGCATATAGATAAGATGCGGAGTATGGTGGCTGCTGGCTCCGACAATATGACTGTAAATCAGAAGATGATGTACGACCGGCAGACCCTGTGGAATCTAAGGGCACAGATCTCGAGGGCGGTTACGTCGGCTGACAGCGCTTACCATAACTTTGCGAAGGACCAGCTGGTAGGTGGGATTAATAATGATGTAGATCATGCGATTAGGAATATAGATAACGATGCGCTGTTCCAGCTAGACCGAGAGAACATCTCTAAGAAGTACGCTAAGCTGGCTTTGCTGGACCACGTTCCAGTGGAGACTATGATTTATAACAAGCGTAAGACTTGGGACGCGATAGCAGGTAAGATGGTAAGGGCCATAGCCCTTGGGCCGAAGGAAGATGTGGATAGGGCACAGAGGGTTCTTAACTCGATTTCAGGGGATATGTCGTTCCCCGTGCAGCAGCAACTGCAATCTGTTCTGGATGATAAGAGGAACGATATAGAGGCCAAGCACTGGTCGCGTGACACATCTAACAGGGTCGCGCCCGTTATCGGTGGCGACACTGGAACGACCGGAGTAGTTATACCACCGACCACTGTACCAGCGGAGCCATTGCCACCAGCGGCCCCTGCGACAGCGGCGCCTGACATCCGATCGGAGATAGACCCTGCACAGGATGCCCTGCATCGTGGCGATCACCTAGCGTTCGCGCGGGAACTCTATAGCCCTCACGCCCCAAAGGTCCAGCTGGCGGCATTCCCTAGAGAGATGCGTGAGCTGCCTGCGCGCGGGAGCGCTGAGGTCAATGATGCTATCGACGACGCCTCGAGGACCTTTGGTCTTAATGCAGATACCATGCGGGCTATAGCCTCAATCGAATCGTCCAATCAACCTGGGAGTAATAGGAATAGTGCCACGCAATATAAGGGCCTGTTCCAGATTGGCCGAGACGAATGGAAGCGCTACGGAGAAGGGGATATCTATAATCCTCGTGACAACGCTATGGCTGCAGCCAGGATGATGGCGGATCATCAGACCTGGTTCCGAGAACGCTATGGAAGGAATCCTTCGGATGCTGAGCTGTACATGATGCACCAGCAAGGCCGAGGGTTCTTCACTAGGGGAATGATGACGAATGTAGCTGGGAATAGGTACCCTGGAATGCGTGGGCCGCAGGATCGCAGGTCTTTCCAGATGGGCTGGGCGAATGAACTGGCCAGGCGAAAGATGCTATTGGCGCAGCCGGAAATGATGGCTGGAGCATAACATGGCTAATGGACTTGTCAGTGCAGGCGTCTATGGGGGTCCACAGGAAGCTATTGTGGATGACCCCAATGCTATGCCTGTTCAACAAGACCAGGCCACAGTGCCGGTTGCTGACGAGGGGCCGACGTATTCAGTTCCAACGCCAGCTGAGGTCGCTCCGGTCGCGGACAGGAACATTGCGGAAGAAAATAACTGGATGCAGGAACTCCAGACCTATGCACAGAAGTTCACCAATGAAAATGAAAGGGAGAAGTTCATCGAGCGCGCTTCGAAGTATACAAGGAATAATATTGCGATGCAGAAGGCCTCGAATAGGATGATACTCCAGCAGGACTTGGATAGCCTGGATAAGGTCCTATTTAACTATGACAAGTTCCAGGGGCGAGGGCCGAAGAACGATTACGAGGCCTCACAGATTAATCCAGCTTGGCCAGCTATGCGGCAGATGGCACTGGACCATGATCAGGGGCGCTTCCAGAAGCACATTGATGGAGCGTTTGGACACAATAGTAAGATGGACGTACCAGAGACTTCGGAGCGTCGTGACAGGTTCGAGCAAGCCTACGGTCTAATTCAAGGTGCCCTCCAGGGTCAGCCGAATATAGATAAGTACGAGGTATTGAAGAAGGTCGATCCCGCACAAATGGATCTCTCGAAGAGACAGGTCGGCATTCTCCATCATGAGCTTTCTGCGTTGAAGTCACAGAAGGAAATCGATAATCAAATGGCTCACTATACATCAGTGGCTGGCAGCCTATTGAATGAGGCTCATATAGCTTCCAATAACGATAGGTTGATGAATCAGTTTAAGGGGGCGCTGGCCTATGAACTGAAACAATTCCAGAAGACGAGGAAGGACCCAGAGGCTCCGATAGATGACAATGATGTCCTGAGTATAACAGCTGGATTGATCAGGGATAGGTCATCCGGACTCAGTTCGTATAATCCGTTCGCTGACCCGGACAGGGCTTTCATGGTTCCGCAGGGCTGGTTCACCGATCAGAACAGACAGCAGTTCGTTGACAAGTTTCATAGGGAGCCGATCCCTGAGGATATCTACAGGCTCTATCAGACTTATAAAGCTAATCAGGCTCGATAATGCCCGACACAAATACCTTCCAGAATCTGCTCGATCAGGATACGGCAAGGCAGCCTGACGTTACGGACGCTGCTCCACCCAAGTCCGATCCGATGGTGGACTTCTACAATACTTATATGTCCCCATCGGCGCAGTCGAAGGCTGTCGCTGGGTCTGTACAGGACCCGAGCGAGACTGCTAAGAACCTGGAGACTTCGGCAAAGACTGGAATACATCCAGCTGTTGTGGCAGCCGATCCAGACGCGGCGCAGCAAGCGCACAGGACCTCGCAGGCCTCGAAGTACGTTGGGACCAATAAGTACTTGCAGAGTTATGTGAACGAGAACCCGCAGGCTTCGACGGTCTCGAATAATGACTGGCAGAACCTCGACTCGATTAGCAAGGCGTTTGAGCAGAGCGGACTGGTTAGCGTGCCTTTCGTTGGGGTATTCCCGACCACTTCAGAGACTATGGATGCCTTACTTAATAAGATGATAGAGGTCCCTCCTGTCAATATGTTAACTGGTATTTATAATATTGCCAAGTCATTCATGAGCCATACCTATGAGAAGCCTCCAGAGAATATGTCTCAGGAGGAGTTCTACGCTTGGAATCAGATCCGACAGCAGAATGAGATTAAGCTTGGATTCTGGGGTGGGTTGGTGGGCCTGGATGTAGGGGCATTCCCTATGCAGCGCTTTGGAGGGCAGTCTACCACTGCGCAGCTCAGAGAGTTCCTGGATATGACTGGGCCTGGACCTGTGGAGTCGCGCGGCGCAAGGTGGAGAAGGGAGATCGACGAGTTCCTGGCGAAGAAGGATGCTGCAAGTAGACCAGTCGATACAGCCTTGCCAGAGATCGTGGTTAAGCCAGATGAAATCCCCGAGGCTCCAGCTGAAGGCTCCGCTGAGATGCTGGCGCTGCCACCGCCGAGACCGACAACTGTAACGGAGCAGATGGTCCGTGCGGGCCAGATCCCTCCCACTGGCATCGATCCCCTAGTCGATAAGTTTCATCAAGCCCTGATCAAGCATGACTTGAACTCCTTCGACCAGATCTTCGAGATGGTGCAAGCATCAGATACCTATGAAAAGTCACGGGAACAAACAGCGAGGTACCTTGCAAAGATAACCAAGGACGCGACGGTCGGGATCGCTCGTGAAGCCATCGAGCAGATCTACGCCAACAAAGCTCCAGGGCCCGGCGATGGTCTGCTTGGCTTCGATCCGAACATCGCAGCGAAGATCGCCACATCGAGGATGTCTCGATCAGACGTGAACATACTAATGTCAGAGTACCTTGCCCATATCGATCCGACAGTCCACGGACAGATCAGTGATGACCTCCGTATTCGTCCTGATGGGATCACGAGGAACGAGGCGCGCGAACTCGAGACCCTCGACCCGAACAGCATTCCTCAAACCCTTTTGCAAGGGATAAGGAAGTCGTTCTACTTCCAGCCAATGTTCGTTGATTTCAAGCCACCAGGCCTTCCAGCTGGAATGTATACCAAGTACTTCAATAAGATTGTGAAGGAGGGGCAAGCAAGGCTTGATCGAATCTTCAAGGCTCACGAGAGGGATGTTAAGAGGGAGATGACTCCTGAATGGCGAGCCAATGAAAAGGCTATGCAAGAAGAAGTTGAGATGGATATGCGATATGACCCTGGCTTCAGGGCCGATCGCTATCTGCGGATGGGGGAACTGCCGAACAGGCAAAAGGTAACTAAGTTAAAGCTGTTCCAACCTGCGCTCGAGCGGTACATTAAGGCAGGGCAGGCCTCGACTAAACTCCGAATGTACGCCAGCCCGAAGGGGGAACAAATTGATACGGTAGCGCACTTGCTGGACTTTAGGTCTGGCGCGGAGATGATCAGGGCGCTAAACAAGTTTCATCAGGCCAAAGGGGATTTGCAGGCTCATGAGTACTTTGATAATCGGGTGAAGACTGAGACTGCGGCGCGGATGCGAGCACGCTACGGCGATCTCCCGACAAAGGTTTACAATGAGACCCGTGACAGGGCGCTGGCCGAAGAACAGATAGACGTTTTCATTGACGAACTGTACATGATTAACGAGGCCGGTAAGCTGGGCGAGATGAAACCCCTTACCAAGCAGGACCTGCAGGCGTGGGCGCAGGACCGCATTAATAAGGCGCGGGCTTACGAGGTGAACTACGCGGACTATCAAAGGGCCGCTGAGAAGTCTGGGCGCGATGCGCTCAATATGGCGCTGTCTCAGAAGTGGGGCGAGTCGTTCAAGGCGAAGCTGGAGCAGGCTATCTCGACCTATATGGCGAAGGCAGCGATAGCGGAAGAAAAGAAGGCCAGCAAGCTGGAGACCCTTATTAATCGCTACAGCTATAACAGGGTTGTCGATGGGGTTAAGCAAGAATACACCAACATGATCCATGCTATATTTGATAAGGTAGGGCTGCCGCAGCCGAGGGAGACGGCTGAAGTCGTGGCATCGCTGAGGGGAGTGACGCTGCCGCAGTTCGTGGAGGCCAAGCGCGCCGCTGGATGGGACCCTGTGGTGGACCAGGAACTTATCTCGCATGAGGGCTATCCGTTCAGTGAGTATACAGTGAAGGAACGAGATAACTTCCGTGTGTCGATTGAGAGCCTTGATCGGCTCGGCCGTATTGAGGCAACGATACAGGCTGGCGCACAGGCCATGGACTTCGAGGTGGCCAAGGCACAGGCCCTCCAGAACCTAGGACGTATGCCGAGGAATGCTCCACTGCGTCATCCGAGTAAAATACAAAGGATATTACAGAAAGGCTATGATATCGATGCTACGCTTGTGAAGCCTGAGCAACGGATTGACTGGTACGATCGGAATGATCCACTCGGGATTTTTAACCAAGTGATGTTCATGCCGCTGGCCAAGGCTAAGCATGTGAAGGATGACATGCTCAGGGAGCTTGGTGGACTGATCCAGAAGCTGCCAGGGTGGCAGGAGCTGAAAGGAAGGGCAACAGAGAAGCTGGAGAACAACGAACTGGTTGATTGGCGGAGCGGCCAGCTGAGGGACTTGACTTGGGGAGACTTGCTTGGGATTATGCTGAATATGGGGAACCCAGGCAACTTCGGGAAGTTGACCGGAAAGTTCGAGGGGCTGGGCAGGCAAGTGTTTCAGTGGGACCCGATGCTGGTTAAGGCCTTCGTGGATAGGAATGCAACGAAGGAGATGTGGGAACTGGCACAGGGGATATGGGATATCTTCGAGCACTTCTGGCCGAGGATGGAGGAGCTGTCGTATAGGGTGTCTGGAGTGCCACCGGAGAAGGTGCAGCCAAGGCCCATCCAGACTCGGTTCGGTACTTTCAAGGGAGGGTATTATCCGTTGCTTGCTGATCCGTTCTGGCTTGGTAAGCAGGGTGAGTCGAATGATGTGTTCAGCTTGGATCGTTGGTTCAGATCGACACCGGCGAGAGACTGGGAATATGCTAGGACGAGTGCACAGTATCCATTGGATATTAACTTCTTCTCTATTGTTCCGAAGCTGGAACAGTTCATCCATGATATAGCTTTCAGAGAGCCGCTCATAAATGCCTGGAGGTTTGTGAGTGATACGGATATCTATGCAGGGATTGAGGATGCTTGGGGGCAGGCCGACGCGAAGCAACTCAAGGACTGGCTGAAGTATGTGGCGAATGGGAAGGTTATTAACGACTCCACACTCGCTGGATGGAACTACGCAGCGCATCTGACTCGTGACGCTATCACCTCGACACAGCTGCTCTATCGTATGTCTACTGTGATTAAGCATGGCATCGCAGCGGCCATTAACAGCGGAGCTGAGGTTGGCGTTGGTAAACTGGCATGGAATATAATGCGACTCTATATGTCACCAGATGGACCGAGGATGCTGCAGGAGATCATCAGTCTGTCTGGTGAGATGCGGAACCGTTCACATGATCTTGATAGAGATATAGGGGAGCAGTATAGGAGGGCGCTCGGCGAAGGAACTTGGCTAGCGACGGCCAAGCTCTACGGCGGTGCAATGGTCGCGGCGCTCGACAAGGCCTCTGCATTCCCTACATGGTACACTGTCTTTGAAGATGCTTACATTCGCCAAGGCTTGGATAAGCAAGAGGCTATATTCATGGCCGACAAGGCTGTGCGGAATGCACATGGAGCATCAGGCATTATCGATCTGCCAGCCATCCAGCGTGGCAATGAAATCATGAGGCTCTTCACGATAGCCTACTCTTTCTTCAGCCACAACTATAATCGGATAGGGAACACTCCGAGGGAGATGCGATTTGCGATACAAGATATGAGGGCTGGACAAGAGAACGATGCTCGCGCTCAAGCAACGGCCAAGATGTTTAGGAGGATGTTCGGGGCGGCGCTTAAGTTCTTCATTTATACGACTGTGACAGGCATGGCGATCGATGCTGTTAGAGAAAGATGGAAGAGGGAGGGTGAGACAGCGACTGACGCTATATGGAGGCATGCTGCTACCGGGACCGTGACGGAATTACTGGGAACGCTTCCCTGGGCTCGTGACTTTGCTCAGCCCTTGACACGTGGCAAGCTCGAGCCCTACGCCTCTCCATTCCACGAGGTCATGCAGACAGTAATGAAGGTTGTTCCTGATTTATATCAGGACTACGTTACGAAAGAAACTCGCAGGTCCCACGTCCGTGATTACATCACAGCCCTTGGCTACACAAGCGGGATACCTGGGATGGGACAACTGGCTGCATCGGCACAATACTACTTCGATCAGAAGGAAGGTATCCAGCCGAGTGAAGGATTTGGAGATAAGTTCAGGGGCTACACCTTCGGGAGGGCTGACCCTGACGAACCACCAAGGATTCCAAGAGGCAGATCAACGAGGTTCCACAGATGAAAATAGTAATATCCTCCGGTCACGGTAAGTACATTCGTGGTGCCTCTGGCATCATCGATGAAGTAGACGAGGCGCGGAAGGTAGTACCGGAAGTGGCGAACTGGTTAACTGTGATGGGTCATCAAGTAGTAGAGTTCCATGACAATGTCAGTACAACGCAGAGCGAAAACCTTAACCGCATCGTCAACTTCCACAACTCCCAAACGCGAGACCTCGACGTCAGTGTTCACTTCAACGCTTACGTTCCTACTGATGGCGGGCGTGGCACTGAAGTTCTTTATATCACACAGGACGCTCTTGCTGCGGAGGTATCTCGCCAGATCTCAGCGGCTAGTGGACTTATTAATAGAGGAGCCCACAAGCGCTCGGATTTATACTTTCTCAACGGAACGGAAGAACCGTCGGTCCTCATAGAGGTCTGCTTTGTTGATGCGGGGGATGACTGCGAACTCTACGATAAATACTTCTCGGAGATTTGTGCTGCTATAGGCGCGGCGCTGGTCTACGAAGAAGAGGGTACTCCCGATGACAAGCTCCATGCGAAGGGGAAGGTTAGCCACTTCGGTGGTCCAGAGGACATGGGAGTTTCACCCTCCGAAGGACTGGCCTTCATTTATGACGTGGAGGATAAGCCTCACATTTTTCTGGACGAACAGCCACCAGG